CATGGTTTTATTATAATTTCAATTGTATTTTTGTAAGTAAGGACTTGGAGTCAAAGAGACTCGAGTATAACATGTACAATTGAATACATGTTATGCTATGGACTAGCATTATAGTAACCACATTATGTTACTTCTTTAAACATTTTGTTTTATAATATTTATTATCTATCTTTCAGGCGGTTTTAACTACCCAAGTAAATCGACGCCTAATTTGGCAGTATAAATATTTTCCATTGTATGTTGCAAGACATTAAAGTGATAAGACCGACATTTCTTTTTGAAATAGACTATAAACAATTAATTGATTACCCAACCTATTTTATTAGTAAGTATTGGAGATGTTTTAAAAAGTATTACGAGAGTATAAGTTTTTGAAACTAATATTATAATTTTATGCACGCTTGTTTTTACGCTTTTATGTAAGTTTTATGGTTTAGCACAGCCTTTAACCGGATTAGAAGTATTGAATTTTGGGAACCAATTTAAAGTACCGTATTTGATTAATATTATTATTAGAATTTTTACAACATTATTGAATTTGTCTACGCAGCGCAAGCATAAGATCGATAGCGATGTGATTTAATAGAGTAAAGATATTATATTTGAATTTTATGGCCTAAAACATTTTAGTAGAAAGACAAAGGTTTACGTTCATAATTACCTTTTCGAACCTATTTTAATGATAATTAAGTTTTTGCGAAGCTCAGCGAGCCCCCCCGTAATAAATCTTAAAATGTGCCAAGAAGAATCTTTTGATTCTTATGAGTGTTCCTCAACTCTTAATGAGGAAAATGCAAGCTTGGCTTGCGAAGATCCAAAATTTGGATCCTTAAAACATTCTTTCAGGAGTTTTGGGAAAATTAAAAAAGATAAACGAGACAAAAAGAATTTACACGCAAAAGGTAGGGCAAGAAAAGGCTCTAACACATCATATAGGGCTGTAATGACACCCCATTTTGGTATACGCGAAGTAACAACTTTTGCTCGTCAATTTTTTATTCCAGTTCAGCGTACACATTCTTCAGTGTATGCTTACATTTGTTCTTTGTCGTGTCTCGCATATGCATATAGATTTTCAGCAGCCATTTTATTAGAGTGTTGCCCAAGTTGGTTTATGCGTCGTTTCTTCTCCGAAGACATGTACAACATTTATCTTAGCCGATATTATTTTGAGCGAGTGGTCGTGTCTAGATTTTCTGGAACTGAAACGTTTGTTAATGTTTTAGCAACTTGTCAGCGTTCTTTGACGCTTATGAGACCTAATCCTAGTAACATTGACGTATGGACATGTTATTTGATATCCGTTAGAGAGAGCAAATCTTTTCTTCAATTTTCCTCTATAACATACAATGCATTGAGAGCGTTAGGTTTTGATTTATTATCTCCTTACGTTA